GCCTGAGTGCCCCGCGCTGGCCCACTGATATCCGATATACAGCACGCTGCATTGCACAACGCATCACCAACCGTCTCGTTGGTTGGTCACTGGTCAAGTATCTCGATGGTCGTACTAATAGGGTATGTGGTATACGGGTGTGTGGCATGGGTTTATATCCTTGAATAAAGTGAAAGAAATTGTGGGTTTGGGGTTGCGTGGGGTGTGGGGTGTGGATATACTTGAATCATGACAAACGCCGAAGCAATCAAAGCACAGTTTCAGGCTAATCAATTTAAAGGCCTCATGTACGATTCATACCGTACACTCACAGTAGAGTCAGCTATCGCATTTGGAAACGTCGAGTTTGACGGAGACGCAATGGTCGTCGGGCGTGAATGGTTTGGTAGCCTCTAATGACATTCGCAGAGTTTATCCGAAACGTAAATGTTTTGAGGGCTAAGGTAAACCTACCGCCTGTAAGCATTTGGGGACTGGAATACCGTTACTCATATTGGTTGAGGTTTCTTAAATGACTGACGAAGAATGGGCCGACCTTATTAGGCTTAATCAGCGTGCCCTTTATGACAGCCGTGTCAATCCTCGCTCTGCCGCTACGTTTATTGCAGCGGCTAAAATCGCAATAGAAATTAGGGGCCACTAATGAGCGAGGCAGAGTACACCGCCGCCCACGTGTATCGTAGCTTTGGCCGTATTCCTGACCTTTACATGCACGCTCTTGTAAATGTGTTTCTGATTGCTGATTGGAGTGACTGATATGTTGACGTATCAACAGTGGCGTAAATGGGCTTACGAAAAGTGGTCATATCTCAAACCGCTTAACGGAAAAAGTTTGCACGCTCAGTATACTATTTATTGCAATCTTCACAGGAGGTATCCTCTTGCCGCGTAAAACCGCTCCAGCCCGCTATATCAAAGCCTCAAGCATTCAGCTAGGTGACACTATCCGTATCACGGGCACGTGGCACGATATGGAAATGACGCGCAAGGGCACGGTGGCTAAGCGGATCGTTGACCCTCGTAGTGGTACGACGGAATGGGTCACGCCTCAGGGTATTGTGCTGCACACAGTGTTTAAGGACGGTAGCAGCCCGCACCCGGCGCGTGTCATTACGTTGTTGAATCGCGTTGCCGATTTGACGTTGCCGGGGTTGGAAGATGTGTAGCTCTTGCAGCGCGATTGCTACGGAGTGTCGCGTTTCGAACCAATACGCGCATTTTCTTTGCTGCATGTATTGCAGCCATGAGCATAAAGCGGTAAGCTAAGCGTATGCACAAAGCATCGGATTACGCAGGCGTTATCGTATTCATCACAGCATGCGCGTTTATCGCGTGCGGCTATTTCGGCAACATTATTGGAGGATAAAGCAATGAACCCCAAGATTGACAAAATGCATCTTTACGTCAATGGCAAGCACAAGCTCAGCGTAGACGCCAGCAAAGCCCACGACGTTGCCAAGACGTACATGGACCAGGGCGACAGTGTGTGGCTGTCCCGTCAGGTAGTCAAAGCATGAGATATCAACTTCTCAATACAGCCGGCAACCCAATAGCACAATTTACAACCCTTGACGCGGCCTTTGGGTTTATTCACGGGGTTGCCAAAGGTGAATGCGGGCCGCTTCAAATGCTCAACGCGGAGGGAGAATGGCAAGAGCTTATTTGAGGAATTAAAAAAGGGCGGGGAGCTAAGCTCCCCGCCCTTTTGCATGCCCTCTAGTGCTTAGGCAGTCGATCCACGTCGGACTGAATAGCCCCTAGCGTGTCCTCAGACATAAGAGGCGGCGCAACAATTTCACGCCGATGTGACTCGTTGTTCAGTGCCGACAACAGCGCTCCTCTAAGCTCCGCATTTTCGTTGAGCAGCTTAGTTGAATTGCCATTGACATTCTTAGCGACCGTCTCAAGTCGCTTGCCGACAATTCCCAGACCGGCGAGAGTCGTCACAATGGCCGCAAGCGAGCCAACATACGATGACGGGTCTTTATCGAGAATGATAAGCAGCGCGATAAGCACTAGCACAATGATGCTGCCAATTCCAACAAGCAGCTTAGTAATTCGATCCATTATTATTCCTATCGTTTGAATATGTCAAGCATTGCATTACGTGTAACCGGGCTATCAAAACGCATCATATCACGGCTAAATACCGTACGCAGAATTCCAAGCTGCCGATCGTTCCTCAAGAGTAACATCTTATCCTCTGTCATACGCGCAGGATCCGTAACATATATCACTTCTTGTTTGGGTCGGCGGGCGAGAGCATAATACTTGCCAACGAAATTATCAACCCAAACACTGAAAGAGCCTTTAGCAGTTTCGAGAGTGTATACATATGTAGCCCTTGAGGTTTTGAGTTCGATTAGGTCGTCGCTGTTGTCAGAAAATTGGTTGCCTACAGCGTATGTTGCATAGTCGCTATCCTTAATGAACGCACCGAAACGCGTTTGATAGATGCTCTTAGCAAACTCTTCCGACTCGACAAACTGCACGGCAATGAACGGCAGGCCGGTCGAGGGATCGGGGCGCAGGCGTTGAATCTCTTTACCTGTCGGCCTAATCTCATATTCGAGAAAGAATGGGTTTGTAATGCTAACAGCGTTGGCGAGAAACAGCACGCGCGTTTTATCTTTGTAACGATCAACAGTCAAATAAAAGTTGTCAAACGCTGTAGATTCGTCACGAATGTATTGCTTGTTACCTTTTTCGATGATAAACTCATCGTAGATAATCAAAGTGACTAGCGGGTATGCAACTGATTTAACGTTCTGAGCAACGCTAAGGGACATAAAATACCCCATTAGTATCCACTCACGCTTTTTCTCGTCACGTGTAGAGGCGGCGGCGCGTTCAGCTTTGTCACCGTTAATGCGGAAATCCCATTCGGGGTACTCATGCGCAATATCGGCAAAGAATGTGTCTTTAGACTTTTGCGTTTCATCTTTATACCGTCTAAGATAAATAAACTGTTGGCCCTTGTTGATACTGTTACTGATAGCCATTTTCTTAGACCCGTACGTTTTGCCGATACCACGGCCGCCGGGAATAAAGTTATACACAGCGTTATACGACATAATCTTGTCGAAGCTGTAATAGGGGTGCTTTACTTTAGCAGCCCGCTCCAGTACGTTAGTCAATTCTCAGGCACCCCCTTAGCTTTCATAAAGTCGCGCGGATTTTGGCTACTAGCAGGCGTAGGCCACGTTTCCCAGTGCAAGTGCGCGCCGGTCGAGTTGCCCGTGCTGCCGACGTTGCCGAGGATTTGGCCGCGCTTCACTTGCTGGTCTTTGGCGACTTTAAAGCTACCGTTGACCATATGGAAGTATTTGGTAACCTCTCCACCCGCATGCCGAATATGTACGCTATTACCCTCACCCCCATATGCCGCCGCATGGATTACTACGCCGTCAGCAGCAGCAGGAATACCTAGACCCTTAATGCCACCTGCCCCGAAGTCCAACCCGGCATGCAAGCGATATACGCCCGACACGGGGTTAACGCGCATTCCGTATTGCGCGGGATTATAGTTCTGAATAACGTAACGGCTGTATTGGAACGGCCATTGCCACCCGCCCGCCGACCCGCCCGGATTGGGAGCAGGCTCAGGGGTCGGAGTAGGCTCAGGCGGCGGTTCTATGGGGGCGTCACCGACCGTAAATTGCTCGCGCAGCATCCAAAGCCCGCCCGACGTCGGCAGGGCCAGCAGACGCCTGCCGTCGTCCACGTTGATAGTCAGCTGATTACCTAGCTCTGAAATGCTTACGATATTTGCCATGCATCTATGATACACCAAATGCCCCACACTGGCGAGTGTGGGGCATTGGTATATTACTTAAAAGTAGTTCGGTCTAGCGTCGCGAATAGCGCTGAGGATTTGATCGTATGCCGCGTCGCTAACGTTTTCAACAGGGACGCTTTTAGCTTCACTAAACGCCGCCATTTGCACTTTATTCAAATCGGTGAACCCGCGAGGGCCAACCAAAATAGACTTATTTTTACCACGGATGATTAACATATCATTCTCCAATACTGATTTGAGTACCTTTTCGAGGGTTGACGCCGTAACGGTATCGCTAGGCGCGGGGCCGGTTTTCTCGGCGTGCCATTCTTCACCGTCTACGTTAAATGTCCAACCGAACTCATGCGCCGTAGCTCGCGCCGTTTTTCGGCCCTGAAATCCCCAGTCAATAGCTAGACCGTGAATATGCCTAGCGCGCTTATCAGTGGACTTATACGCCGGATTGAATCCCTTTTTTCGTGCAATCCAACCGTTATACAACCGATCTTGCTCGGCAGGGCTACGGTAGATTTCCGTAATAGCAGGCGCTTTACCGTCAATTTCCGTAATGCGTTTGATCCACGCTAGCAGCGAGGGGGCGGCACTTGCGGCTACTTTGTGCCGCCCCTGAATGGTTACTAGATCCATTTTAACCTCAATAGTAGGCGATTTTCCTGACTACGCCGTTAATGGCGAGTTCGAAATAACCGTTAGGGTTTGCAGGCAAAGCGGGTGCCGTGCCATTGGCGGGGGCCGCGGTTTGCACGGAGCTACTAACCTCGAAAGGCTTAGGGCTAGTACCGGCTGCAAAAGCAACACCCGTGGGGGCTTGATCGGAAATAGAAATGTTAGGGTTAGTAAACGCTTCGCTAGTGGCAAACATAATAGCACCGGCAAGAAGCTGATTACCACGGAATTTAGTCTTAGTCGTCAAAAGACCAAAGCCCGGCGACAACCTAATACCAACCTTGCCAGTCGAATTAGCAGCGTCAAGATCGAATTGGTTGTCGGAAATGGAGAGGTTGTCCAAATAGTCATTTCCAGTAACACCCTGAGGGCTTACAACAAACGCCGAGCAAGCCCCAGCAGCCCGAATCTGCACATAGTTGTTGTCGAGCTTGACGCCGTTACCATTCCAAATAACAACCAATGACACGGCACGCAAAGACGTAAAAGCGTTATCTGTAATAGTGCACCCATAAGGCACGCCCTCAGCCGCAGGCCCCTGCGTCCCCACGTAAAGCAGAGCAGCACCGTCCTGAGGATCGGCAAAAGTGTTTCCGGTAACCGTATAAGCCCCGGCGTTAATTTCACCGTCAATCTTAGGCCCCAAGAGCAGCGCGCCGCCCGCGGGGCGAATAACGCTATTGCCTACGATGGAAACCTCAGAGCAACGCGCCACGGTGATTGCGGGTCTAATAGAACTATCTTTACTAGCATCTCGATGGTCCAAAATGGTGTTGTTAGCAATAACAGCGCCTCTACCTTTAGCACAATAAATACTGTGCCGCTGAGCAGAAATCACGCGGTTTTCTGCAATAACAATCCCTGTAGCGCCCGCTCCCGCGACGGCAACGTGAATGCCATAGCCGGTGCCAGACTCAATCCCTGTAACGTTCTGCACTTGGTTATTGCTAATGTCAACGCCAAGGATCGTAGCGCCCGCGGTATCGGCAGACGCGCTAATGCCAATTGTGACGTTTCTAATCGTGTTGTTTTTAACAACAAGATTTTTAACGGTGGCAGCCCCGCTTACACGGATACCGCAATGGCGATGCTCGACCACTCCGGTGCCGACAATATTCCAGTTGCGAATTTCAATACCGTCTAGAACGCCTTGCAGCCCAAATGCGTCAGCCCTATTAACGCTATCGACGGCTTTAAGCTTAATGCTAGCCCCGTTGCCGTCAAGCAAAATATTTGACTTGTCTTTAATTACGAGCTTGCTGTAAAGATACACTTTGCCGACTTGACCAACAATATGCGCGTTAGAGGGAACCGCGTCGATAAAAGCCTGAATGGCCGCCGTGTCATCCGTAACGCCGTCGCCAACGGCGTCAGAATCAAGCAAATTGTAAGACTGTCGAATGTTACCCAAAGCTCCACGGGTAAGGCTCGACTTTTCGTTTACGAGCGTAGAAACCGAAACGTCTTGCAACTCTTTAGTGTTAGCCGCCCACTGTTCTGCCGAATCCTCGGCAGCCTCAGCGCGGGCTGCGGCCTGTTCCATAGCGGAAACTGCCGTTTCGATGCGGTCACGGGCCGCTGCAATTTCATCTTCAAAAGCGTTTTGACGTTGCTGCATAAGCGCCGCAAAGGCTTCACGATCTTCCGCAATAGTTTCTTCAAAAGCTTCACGATCGGCTGCAATCTGCAACGTGTACTCTACCATTGCGGCTTTTAGGGCATCGGTAGCCTTATCGTACTCTTCGATTAGAGTAGTGATTTCTTCGTTAAGGTGTCCGATAAGCCCCTTGGAAAGCCACTCGCGCAAGCTCTCTAGAACCTCAAGGTACGTAAGCCCGTCCTGGTAGGTGAATGGTGTAATGTTGTTATAGGGACGCAAGCGGCGGGGAAAGCTGCTCAGCGCGTCACCCAATACGGGAAGCAAAGACATATTTATTCCTTAGTATCGTGATCCGGTAAACGAATCGCCAGAGCTATACACAGACATAAACATTTCGTTTAGGTCTGCAATAACCATTATATCGGGGTTAATCAGTGACGCCCGGTAACGCATAAGCAACTCTGACGCCGGTCCGGTATATCCCTTTGTCGAGCTAGTTGTGTCATCGTTACCCTTGACGGTAGCTAGCTGCTCTTCCTCACCATTCGACAGGGTATCACCCTCGCTAGCGGATCGGGTAGCGTCAGTAGCGTAAACCTCTTCGAACGTATCGCCCGTCATATCTACCATTGTCTGAGGGAACTGCGACCCGACAGTGATAGATTTATTCTTAGTGCTAGCGTCGCTCTTAGATTTGCTACTGCTATCGGTGACAGTTTCGTTTTCAGCCTTGCCCGTGCTTACGATATCAATAGTGCTAAGCGGGTCAAACTCACGCAATTCTGCCTTATACACCTTGTTGTAAAACGGCATAATTTCGTTCATTAGACGCCGCATATGAAAACGCCAAAGTTCAACGTTTTCCATGCCAATTTCACGCGTGTAATAGTGATTCAGAATTTTAGCATTCAGGGCTTCTCTAAAGCCCTCAGGCGCACCCTCAAATACAGGATAGTCGTCAAGGCCGATATTGCCTTTTGTAATCTCATAAACCTTACGCAGGCTAAGAGTAAATTGCTGGACCATTGTTAACCCCTCCGGTAGGAACGTCGCTATCCACGTGGTAGCTAACCTTTACGTCAAGATCATATTTTTCGCTGATTTGCTTAGCGGCAATCTGCCGAGCGTTAAGATTAACGGCACGCATGGAAAGCACCTGACCGTTGTTAGCGTCAACCTCAGACGAAACCATACGCTCTTTCTTGTCCTGATTGGCATTATCAATTCCAAGCATAGAAAGCACTTCGCCGTAAATGCGCGTACGATAGATGTGCAAACGCTCTAGCGTGTCAGGCTCGACTCCAAGGTCGAAACCTTGGATTTGGTTAGTGTCGTAACCGCCCGGCTCGCTGTTAACCTCGATAACGGGGTTACCCTCGTCAAGCTGACGAATGATATTCTGGACGGAAAGCCGCTGAGTTTCTTTAACGGCAATGATCTTAGATCGTCTAGCCGACTTGCCGTTGATCTCTAGCGTACGGTCGATGTCGGCCAGCTTCGTGGCGTACACCTCTACGATATCCGTATCCGGTATATGCATATAGTTGGACCAAATCGGGACACACTCAGACGCCTTAACGGACTTGCCGGTATACATATTCCCATAAAGCGAATATGCGATAGGCCGGTCCATCATATCCGACATACCCGACGGCGAACCTTGCAAGGCCATGAAAGCCTTTTCGCCGTACTTAATCGGGTCCTCTTTATAGAACACTGAAAGCCCGTAGCGGAATAGCGTAAGCTCTAGATATCGAACGTCGATATTCTTAGGCAGGCCGGTCCAAGCAAAGCGGTTGACGCACATTTCCGTCAAGGTACGCATATGCATACGCTCTAGTAGTGCTAGACGGTTAGTGTGCTGATTGCTACTCTGACGCGCACGGGGGAGGTGTGGCTCATAGTAGCTCTGCCACACCCCGTCCCCGATAGCGCCCATTAGGGCTCGACCGTCCCATCTTCCGCACCCTGAGCCGCGATAATCTGCTCTAGCAGGGTTTTATTGTCGAGGTCGCGCCTAACGGCGTCGCGCTCATTCTCAAGCTCGCGCGACCAAAGCCCATCGGGCCAGTCGGCGCGCAATGCCGAATCGCTAATGTATTCGACAGGAATGCCGAGCAGGCGATAAACGGAACGTCCCTGGTCTACGGTAAGCCCAATGAACTCTCCCGCGATAGCGCTAGCAATTTGGACGCCTGCACCGCCGTCAAGCTTTTTAACAAATTCCTTTCCGACTGTAAAGTTTCCATCTTCCGTAACACCGGTGCTAGATACCACACCTTGAATAGCAATATTCCACACTTTGTCGTCATCCTCTGGGTCAGGGTCAATAGGGTCAGGCACCGGGAGCGGTGCCGGGGTAGCGGGCTGATTATCGAGTGTAACACCCGGCAGGGCTTCGTTATCTGCAATATCAATGTTTCCAATATTGTCAGGATCAGCCCAGACGGTAACACCCTTTTCGAAAATACCTCGAATGGCTTGCTTGATAGCCTCGGGCAAACGGGTGTTAATAAGGTAAGCCTCTGCAAGCTTCCAATAGGTGAATTTCGTCATTACCATAAGCGACTTAGGAATGATGCCGAAACGCCGCACGGAGTAGCCATATCGCAGCCAATATTCTCCAATAATGCTAAGCTCATTGGGGCCAATAAGCTTGAATCGCACGCTAACCTCTGCCGAATCGTTGATAAGGTTAAAGGCTTCACCGCCGACCTGCCCGCTAGTAGACGGCTGAGTTAGGCGCGCATCTTGCACCTTAGCGTTAATGCCCGCGATAGACTGCTCATAATCGCCCTTAGCAGCCCAATCGGCAAGCGACTTGTTTGTGTCGCGTACATAGTTCTGATTACCGATAGCTGCACTTTGGCTAGCGTTTGCAGCGTTATTACGAATGCCAAGCTGAGCGTTAGCGCCTGTAGTCTCGATAGCCATTCCAAGAGCCGCGTTGCCAATGCCGATAGCGCTGCCCGCCGCGCTAGCGGGCGTGGGGACAAGCAAGCTCCCCGCGACCGAATTTGCGCCCGCCTGCATGGCCCTAAGGCCCGCCTGCGAATTGCTTTGCTCGACACTGTAAATATCTTGGTTACGCGAAATGCGACCTTGCTCGGCCATTGTCGCGGAAGCTGCCGACGCCTGATCGTACGAGTTAGCGTTGCCAGCTAGCGCGCGCTGTTGTGACCAATCCGCCGCCGCAAACTGCTGATTAATAGCATTTCGCTGAGCGGCCAATACTCCAATAGCCTGATTGTTGACGATAGCAAGCTGGGGAAAATTGGTAATCTGCGTCGAGATATCCAAATAATCGCCGTTGTCGTCATAGTAATCAGTATGCACGCCGTTGTTGCGCTTTTCATATTCGGCGCTAGGGTTTGCGTTATACTTATGCGGATAGATCACTACTCGGCTATTGCTAGTGAGCGCAATCTTTTCGTTAAGCCTAGCGTTAGGCTCGGCCCACGATTCAGGCTTAAGCACAATAGGGCTACCGGTCCACGTAGTAACCTCAATGGTGAGATACGGGAACGTCAAGAACTTTTTAAGATGCCGATAGCGCCTCGGAATGTCGCCAAGGATTTCATTGCTTTCGCGCCAGTTAGTGAACATATCACGATAGTCGCCCTGGCCGGTAGTTGAGCCGACTTTCCACATAGGAATGCCGAGGCGGCCCTCTTTACGGGTCAGTGCGTACCCATATCGAGCAACGTTAGGAACAACGGTAATCGAAATAATGCCCTGCGTGATCCACGGGACTACCTGATACGCTTTCATAAAGCCAGTAAATTCTGCAACGTTTCGGAAAACGTAATATTCAGCGCCGGACGGCAAGCCTTGCACCATATCGCCACTAGCAGTAACCAAGTTCGGCTTAGCGGTACTAGTGTCGATATCCTCAAGCTTTACCGTCGTGCATACCAGAATGTTAAAGTCGCGGAAGACGTTACCGGTGTTCTTTTCAAATATCTTTTTAGTACGCTTGGCGACGTGCCGATATTCGTTACCGATATCCAAGCCCTCGGGCGTAGTGAGATAGTCGCGCCCGTAGTTGTCAAAATTCTTAGTATGCGCAATGCCAATATGCCCGCGCTCGATATAGCTGTTGCCGAACGTTACGTCAGCGCCAAACGTCTGCCAAACGTCAAGCTGCAAATTAAACTGTGTAGTTCCGGGTGCGATGTACTGAATATCAGTAATGAAATAGTAATACGATTTCTTGATATCGTTGTCGATGGGCTGCATTGGCAGGGCGGCGCGCAAGTAGTTATAGCGCATAGCAACGTTAAACGGAACGTTAAGCCGAATGGGCTGCATGGGCTTTGCGTAGTTCACATCCGTAATCGGAGCGCGCGTAGAGGGCTGTTTTGCGATATACTTATCAATAGAGGCTCCCTCGGGAAAGCTCACGATATCTCTATAATCGTTATTCCAGGGAACGTTAGTAAGCGTCACCTCAGTTTCGGCCGTCCAGGACGCGTAGCTAAAGCCCAGGCCGCCACTGAACTGCCTAGTTGTATTAGGGGCTGCATTGCTCATATGTATTTACCTTAGATAGAAGAATGGCCGCACGCTTTACGCGTGCGGCCATTCTAGCGGAGATTGCTACTTAGTGCTGGTCGACTTGGCAGCCGCAGCAGCCTCTTCGGCGGCCTTAGCCTCCTCGGCGGCCTTAGCCTCCTCGGCGGCCTTAGCCTCCTCGGCGGCCTGGTCGACATTTGCCACGCGAGCCTGAGCGCCAGCCGGAGCGTCAACGCGAGGGTTCGGCCAAATGGTGAGAACGTCGCCCGTAAGGTTGTAAGTCTTAGTGGTCGACACCTCAGCCTCGCCAACCTCGACGCCCGTAGCAATTGCCTTGATCGTCAGGGCCGTTGCGGCTTCGTTGGACGGAACGTTAAGCGTGCCGTTCTGAGTAAGGAATGTCAGATCAGACGTAGCGCCCGTAAGCTCAAACCGCACGCCGTTGTTCACTCCGCCGACAGGCGTAGTGATTGCGTCAGATTCGATGTTGTAATAGCTGCCCCGCTCGAAAGTGGTAACAGTTTCGCCAGCGGGGTTAGTCGCGACGATAGCCTCGATACCCGTAACGGGGGTGCTGATAATCTCGATAGTGTCATTCTCATTCGTCGTCAGCAGAATCGCAGGCGCGAAACGCGAAATGGACAGGATCGAGTGGTGGTGCAGGAAGTAGTTACGGACCAGAGCCACCGGGTTATCGGCGTTACGGTTTTCGAGAAGCGTATCCGCCATGACAAAGAAGTCCTTTGTCGTGAGGATAGCCTGGAAACCCGGAATGTCAATATCTTCCGACTGAATGACAAGCGTCAGCATAGAAGCATCGGTACGCTCGATGTTGAATGCCGCCGCAAGAGCCTCGACGTCAAGTGCCGCATTAACCTCAGGCGACACAATTAGAACAAGGTCCTCCTTTTTCGCAAAAGTAGGCATGCCCGCCGAGTTGTAATTACGGCTGATAAACTGGAGCTTGTCAGCCAGCATGCGAATCGTACGGAGAAGCGCCTTAGCCTCTTCGGCCTGGCTATCGGCTGCCGACACATCGGGGACTAGAACGGCATGGAAACCGCCGAGCTTATAAAACTCGCTGAGCAGTCCGACAGTCTGAGTAAACTCATCGTACTCATCGCTAGTGGTCGGCTGTTCCATGAGCTGACCAATAAGCGAAGCGACGCCAGTGTCCTCAAGGAATGCACGCTTAAGCATAGCCTCATTAACCGTCAGCTTGTAATACTCTTGACGGGTAATCGTGTGGAAAGACGACTGAGCTTCGTTAGGCTCTTGACCGAAAATATCACCTTCGAGATATTCGCGGCGGGGATCGTACGTCTTAGCTCGGAGCAACCCCAGCTGGACCTCTTCGATAGTGTCACCGTACGCGAGCATGCCCTGTTTGAAACGGGCAAGCGGGTTAGTCCAGGAAATGTTACGCGCGACAACCGAACCGACGCGGTTAACAAGAGCGTCCATAAACTCGTTGCGGTTAGGCGCGTAGTCCATGATATTGCGAATGTTGGACTGGATATTTGCTTTAGTCGTCTCAGGAATACGATCCTGATAAGTGTTCGTGGCAAGCCCGCGAACAGCGTTCATTGCCTCGATGTTGCTAGTCGTCGGCCTAAACGGTCGAATTTTCTTTTCAGGCATTTTATTCCTTAATCTTCGTCGTCAAAGAAAACGTCAACAGGGTCAACGATTTCCTCAGGATCATCTGAATTCTGGGAGTTAACAGGGGTCGAGGCCGTATCGCCCTCGGGAGCGGTCCCCATGAGCAGGCTGTAGTTGTGCGCCTGCACCTTGAGGATCGTAGCCTGAGCGTCGGCCAGCTGCATTTCAAGCTCGGCGATACGAGACTGTGCCGAGGCCAGAATATCGGCCTGAGCATCCTCCACGGGATCGGGAGTATTTTCGATGGGATCAGCAGCCGGGTCCGGCGTGCCGTTTTCGTTCTCGTCCATTATTTTCCTTTGAGTGTATTTACGACGATAGCCCCGCCCACAAAAGCGGGCGGGGCTATCTTATCGGATACCCGGCGTTACTGTCAGGTGGGCTGCAAACCCGATCCTAACACAGACCCAATCCAATGGGGGCACTCTGGCTAGACCGTACAGTAACCAATTCGGGTATCACGTGGGCGCGTGTGCCTTACGCGGAATACTGAGCCTGGAAAGCCTTGTAGGCTTCGACGCGCTCGGCCTCGACCTTAACAAGGGTCTCAACAGCGCGCTTGATAACCTCGCTGTTCTTGTTGAGGTTGAGAGCGCCGCGAAGCTCATCGAGCTGAGCCTGCTCGGCGTCAGAGAAAACAGCGCCGAGCTGCTTGCCCTTGGGGGTCGCGACCTCGACGGTCTCGACGGCGGCCTCGGTGGTCTCGCTGGGCTTGGTGTCAGCCATGATATTGCCTTTCGTAAGTGTTTGGTATCCGATGGGCGGTTGCCCTGATAGATAAACTGTAGCAGGTCGGAAGCTACATTTTCAACTCGTACGGAACATTTTTCAAAATTACTCCCCCTGGCACGTTCTCGGGTTGCAGCTTGCCGTGAAACACGGCCCCAGGCTTAGCGTCATCGAACGTCAGCGGGGCCGCTACGCGCTCAGGGACGCCCGCAATGTGATTGACGTAGCTGCCGTCCGGCAGCTGTTCCATGTACGCCTTAGCGCGGACGTAGAGCGCGTGCTGGAAGTGATATTCCAGTTTCCATGCGCCGCGCTCGGTCGGGTGCACGTTTATTTCAGTCGGCACGTCGTCCCGCAATAGGTGCAATGAATCCGTATCGGCATAGGCAAAAGAATCGTAGTTGGCTTGCGCTGCGCGAATGGTGAGAGAACGTGCGTATGCCGTAATGAAAACGCCCATAGCCGTATATACCGGGGCGCGTGTCTCATCTTGTCCTGTGTAGTACGCAACTCGACCGTCTTTCAGATAAGGGATTTTGGACGTAACATTTGGGTTTGAAGCAAATTTTCCGTACAGGCTATTGAGTTGCAGCTTGGCGATTTCTCGCTTACCGCCTGTTTCGCGGGCTTTGACTGCCGACCATTTATCTATGTAGTCTTTAAATACGCCTTGCACGCCTTTAAACCGCCACCCGCCCTCAAAGGCGAGTACGGTCACGTCGTAATGCTCTAGCCATAGCTCGTAATCTACGGACGTAATCATAAGCGTAGTCGGCTCTTTGACTTCCCGCAAGTATTCAGTGCCAAGAAACATCGAAGAGCCTTTAATCTGAATGACCGGAATGTGGTCTTTCTTGAGCTTGGCAGTAAACGTCAGGCTAAATATGGTAAGCGGGTACTCTTCCGTCGGCAATACCTCTGTGTCGCTGTAAACCGGCTCGCCATACGGCAACATCGTGGAATACATGATATGCGGATACAACGAATTAACGTCTAGCACCAGGCCAGAACGTGTAATTTTCTTTGTGTGTCGAGGGTCCGCGTAAGTGAACCCTCCCCGATATGCTTTCCTGATTTCCGCGTCAATGTCACTTGACAAAACAGGGAACATACGATCAAACATTTTGCCGCCGAAAAGCTGCTTATACTCGGCAAGTGAATCTGACGCAACTGTGAGCTTTGTCATGCCCTCAGCCATCGTGAGCTTAAGAGCATGCGCCACGATAGACACATCGCGACGAATGTAGTCCGACTCTTCGGCGGTGATTACGTGACCGATAGGCCGCGGGGCTTCGTAATCTAGCTCGCCTTTACCCTCTTCTAGTTTGAAAGACTTGGCGACATGCGAAACGGACATGGGAAGCTTCTTGAGGCTGTCCCTGAATTGAGTAGTATTACCATTTCCCCACATGACAGACATTTGATACCACTTACCCATATCTGAGATAAGGGTTGTGAACTCGCCGGGGCTTTGTGGCGACATATTGGTCGAGTGTTCGTATCCATTTTTGAGCATCCAATCCAATATGAATGTACCGTCAAATTTAAGGTTGTGGAAATATACCACGGATGATTCTTGAGCGATGCGCTCCAAAAAGCTTACAAGGTCTTGACCAATCTCTACGGTATCCGGGTCGCTGACGTAGGCAAGACCCCACGCCCAAACCCGGCAATCATCTGCCGTCGTCGTGGTTTCGAAGTCTGCTACTAGATCAGCGCGTTTCTTTTTACTTGATCTTACGCGCCCATCTGACAAGATCTTCCGCCTCTGCTGTTGAATCGTCCGCTACTTTAGCCGCAAATTCATCATTGCGGTTTTGCATGTGACGTTTCAATAGTTCATATTTCGTACTTACTGCGTTAGAGAAATTTGTGAGATTCAAAGCGTGGATTTGCTTAGGCGTCATGCGCTGAATCTCTTTAATCATTTGGTCGCTCACGCCGCCGACATTGTTAAAGAATTTCACAATGTCAGATTTAAGGCGCTTGGCTTCGTTTTTAAAGAAATCGCCGGACGTACGTTTTTTCATATCGCGCGTAAGCTTGTCTACGGCCTCCGTATTGGGTATCCCGCCCGGCTTTCGATCCATTTTGTTAAACGGAGAATTAGTGGCCGGGTTGGCTGCACGTGGAAATTCCCTAACGCCCAGCATGTTTTGACGCTCGCCAATAGTCATGTTTGCGCGCTCGATGCGAATGTCTTTGACGGCCTCGAAAGCTTTATCAGCATTAGCGTTATATTGGTTTTCGAGCCGCTTATACGCCTGCCACTTGCTACGCTTGATTGGCGCGCCATTGTTGCCGCGTACGTACTGATTGCCCCGACCTGTAAACGCGTCGAGGTCTGCGATATACCGTCTAAGCTGCGCAGAATTGTAGCGTTTCACAACCTCGACAGGTCTACGCGGGTCCTCTTTGGTATTCGCAATTTTAAGCCCTGCACGCTCAAGCCTATTGACCTTACGCGTCGCTGCTGTACGCCTAATGCGAGCCTGTGCCCGTAGCTCTGACGCCTGATTATTAGTTGCCATATCTGACTATAGGGGCCACACCCTTAGGTGTGGCCCCTATCCCCTTACTCTATTTAGCGAGGAACTCGACGTATTTATTTGCATCCTCGATAATCTTGTCGGCCTCTGTGCCAAGGCCGTTAAGATCGCGCGAGACGGTCAAAGCAAGCTGTCGATGAGCCGCGTTGATTTGCTCCGTAGTTGTTGCTAGTACGTCCTGCATTACTGAACGTCGAGCGTCAGGTACTTGCGGTTGCCCGTGCCGCCCTGCGTAACCTTGACCTTGATCGGCTCGGGCAGCGTGCCGCCGAAGATCGCGAGGATCGTACGAGCGTCGCGGTAGACCGGGCCGCCAAACGCGTAGTAGGCGTCACCCTTGGGCGTGACAAGAACGGTGCGGGGGACCGCTTCGAGTTCGCCGGTCTGCTCGTTCACCATGTCCGTGGACTGAATGATGATTTCTTTAACCTCGATCACCTGGCCGAGAACGTTGTCCTTTGCGGACTCAGCCGACATAACCGCCTTGGCAAAGGCGATCTTTTCGGCGTGCGTGACCGGCGCGAGGGTCGACGACTCGTGGACGACCGACACGCGGCCTCCGGTGTTTTCGGTCGACGTGGCGGGAATGGCGAGTGCGGAAGTGTCTGACATTTTGGTATCCTTTTGGTTTGCAGCCGATATGTGCATACAGGGCTTATGCGAGTCTTAATAGTCGGAGTATGGGACGACCACCTGTATGTGTGCTATGTAGCAACGTGGAAACGGTAGGATTCGAACCTACGCATGCCGGGGACCTCTCCCGGTGCTTTACCTGACTTAGCTACGTTCCCGTATAGCAGTTTATTGTCATACTAAGGACTGCAAGCATACACACCCTGTAAGGAGTTTACAGTTAGCCTGCTCGAAACTCAATACTATAGTGTTAAGAAAGGCAATGCATATTAGATTCCGTTAACCCGGCCCACGATGCCCGACAAGGGAGTTATTAACCGGCGGTGACTTTAACTTGCTATTCAATTATCAGGCATCCGCACCGGCAAGCTTGCAGAGATTAAGATTAAGCCTAGCACCTGGGCCGTATCACAGTGGCCAAACTGATAAGCAATTTAGAGCACAGATCCTGCGTCTGCATAATCGGTAAGCCACTTTCGTTTGCTCTGCCCTTGTTGCTTATGTGTATACTCTAGCACACCCCACACCCCACGCAACCCCAAACCCACAATTTCTTTCACTTTATTCAAGGATATAAACCCATGCCACACACCCGTATACCACATAC